AGAGGTTATAATAACAACATCATGACATACGCAGAATTAGTACAAAAAATTAGAGATTACACAGAAGTAGATGCAAATGTTTTAACATCTACTATTGTAGATGGAATAATTAATGATGCAGAATTTAGAATATTTAGAGATGTGGATTCTGATAGTAACAAAAGATATGCAACAGCTAATTTAATTGCATCACAAAGATTTATTGATATACCTGCTGATTTATTAGTTGTTCGATCTGCACAAATTGTTAATGGTGGAACAGGTGGAACTAGAAATTTTTTAGAATATAGAGACACGAGTTTTATGTCTGAGTACAATTCAACTGGTGCTACTGGAGAACCAAAATATTATGGTATGTGGGATAAAGACACTATTGTTTTAGCTCCTACACCTAGTTCAACTTATGAAATTCAGTTAAATTATATCTTGAAAGACCCTGGTTTATCTGCTACAAATACAACAACATACATCAGTAAGTATTTTCCCAACGGACTATTGTATGCATGCTTAGTTGAAGCATTTTCATTCTTAAAGGGGCCAAATGATCTCTTGCAATTATACGAAGGAAAGTATAAACAAGTAGTTGAAGGCTTCTCTATAGAACAAATGGGAAGACGAAGACGTGATGAATATCAAAGTGGTGTTCCTCGTGTTGGTGGTAAATAATAATAAGGAGAAAAAACTATGGCTATAACACAAGCAATTGCTAACTCGTTTAAAAAACAGTTACTAGAAGGTGATGCAAATTTTAAATCATCTGGTGGTGATGTTTTTAAACTAGCTCTTTATACTTCTTCAGCAACTCTAAACTCAACAACTACTGCTTACAGTGCAACTAACGAAGTTAGTAACACTGGTACTTATACAGCAGGTGGAGATCCATTAACAGGTCAAACTACAAACATTGGAACCGGTTCAGGTAAAGGTGTTGCATTTGTTGACTTCGCAGATTTATCATTCACAGGCGTGACGTTGACAGCTAGAGGTGCATTAATTTATAACACATCTTCTGCAGTTACTAATGCAGCAGTTGCAGTTTTAGATTTTGGAGCAGATAAAACAGCTACATCAGGAACTTTCACAATACAGTTTCCAGCAGCAACAACTTCAGCAGCTATATTAAGAATATCTGGTTAAGGAGAATTAAATGGCGTTAGTCGTAAATGATAGAGTTAAAGAAACCTCTACCACTACTGGTACGGGTACTCTTACTCTTGCGGGAGCAGTAACAGGATTTGAAACTTTTTCTAGTGCAATTGGAAATACAAACACAACTTATTATGCAATTGTAAACACTGTTAATGCAGAATTTGAAGTTGGATTAGGTACCGTAGGAGCTGGCACTCTAGCTAGAACTACTATTATCTCATCATCAAATTCTGATAGTGCAGTAGATTTTTCAGCGGGTACAAAAAATGTTTTCTGTACTCTACCTGCATCTAAATCTGTTATTGAAGACGCAAATAATCATGTAACTTTACCACATGATTTATTTATTGAAGGTGGTCTTATTGATCTTAAAAATGATGGCGGTGCTGTATCACAAATTAAATTTTATTGTGAAGTTAGTAACGCTCACGCACAGACACTTATTGGTGCACCACACTCAGAATCTGCTACTAATACTTTAACACTGCCAAGCACTGGGGGTGATTCTGTTTTAGTCACAGATAGTTCAACATCAACACTAACAAATAAAACTTTAACAAGTGCAGTATTAAATAGCACAATAAGTGGGACTTCAATTAAAGATGAAGATAACATGGCATCTGACAGTGCTAGTCACTTAGCAACACAGCAATCAATTAAATCATACGTAGATACACAAGTAGCTACAGTTCCAGTAGGAGATATAACTTCTGTTGTTGCAGGTACAAACTTATCAGGTGGTGGTACATCAGGAGATGTTACACTAAATTTAGCTGACGCTTCTACGTCTGCCAAAGGAGCAGCATCATTTAGTTCAGATAACTTTGCTGCTAGTTCTGGGGCAATAACAATTAAAGATGCTGGTGTAGCCACAGCCGAATTACAAGATAATGCAGTTACGACTGCAAAAATTACTGATTCTAATGTAACAACAGCCAAGATAGCAGATTCTAATGTGACGCTTGCTAAAATGGCAGCGAACAGTGTGGACAGCAATCAATACGTTGACGGTTCAATAGACACAGCCCACATTTCTGACAATGCTGTTTCTTTAGCAAAAATGGCATCAGGTACAGATGGTAATATTATTTCTTATGACGCTTCAGGAAATCCTGTAGCAGTAGCAACAGGAAATGCTGGTCAAGTTTTAACTTCAGCAGGAGCAGGAGCACCTCCAACCTTCCAAACTCCTACAGTTGGGGATATAACTGCTGTTACAGCAGGTTCTGGTTTAACAGGTGGAGGATCATCTGGTGATGTTACTTTAAACGTTGGAGCCGGAAACTTAATTGATATTCAAGCAGATCAAATAGATGTAGACCTATCAGAACTTACAACCTCTACTTCAGATGGAGATGGTGATTTTTTTGTTGTAGTTGATGCTTCTAATAATCAAAAAAAATTAACTAAAGGAAATATTAATAACTCTGGTTTTAATAACGACGCTGGTTATGTTACAGGTGGCTGGGGAATTTAATGATTTTTAACTTTAACAAAAAAGAATATGATAGTGAAAAATTATCTGGTCAAGGTAAGATGTATTTATCAAAGCTTCAAAATATAGTTGCTAAAAAACAAAATGTAAGTTTAGAATTTAATGATTTAGAAGTTCTACAAAAACATTATTCTGATTTATTACAATCAGAATTACCTAAAGAAGAAAAAGAAGAACAAAAAACAGGAGCCTAATTCATGGCCCTAGGAATTAGTGCATATTCAGAGACACCTTTTGGTGCAGAAGAATCTAGTGTAATTGTATATCCATCAGGTATTGAGTTAACAACTCAAGAAAATTCTCCTGTTAACGCTGGAGATGCTAATGTTCCTATTACAGGAACAACTTTAGTTTCTGCTGTCGGAACAGCGGATGGTTCTTCATTAGTAAATGTTGGTATAACTGGTCAAGCTTTAACAGCAGTAGAAGGAACACTTACACAATCATCTAATCAAGAGATTGATGTAACAGGTTTTGAATTAACTTTACAAGAGAGTAATCCTACTAATGATACATTAACAGCTTTTGGTGAAGCACCTTTTTCAACATTAAGTCCAGCTACATTTAATATTCCTGTTGGAATAGAAGCTACAACAGGTGGAATTCTTGTAGGAACTAATTTACCGCTATCATTAAATAGCGTTTCAATTAATGGTGATGTTAATCAAAATCTAACTGGTCAAGCTTTATCTTCTAATTTAGGTTCTGTTACTGTAACTGCAAACGCAGATGTTAATATTACAGGTCAAGCTTTAACTTCAACATTAGGAACTGCAACTTTAGACGCAAATACTTTAGTAGATGTTACCGGTGAATTATTGTCGATAGTCGAAGGTAGTGTTGATGTAACTGCTAATGCAGATGCATCTATAACTGGTCAAGCAATGACTATGCAAGAAAATGCTCCAACAGTTACTGGAGATGCTAACGTTACTGCAACAGCCTTACCTATGACAACTGCTCTTGGTACAGCTGTTTTAGATGCTAATACTTTAGTAAATTTAACTGGTTTTGATTTAACTATGCAGGAAGGAACTGCAACAGCACCAGATTCATTGGCTATATTAACAGGCTTAGACTTGACAATGGCTTTAGGAACTAATAAAAATATAATTTGGAATCCAATAGATACTGGAACAGCCCCAGTAAATCCTCCAGGATGGGTAGAAGTAGCTGCATAATGAGTTTGACACAAACTCAAATTTTTAGTAAAGTAAACACAAATAAGGAATTTAAAATATGGCAAACTCAACTTCGGCAAATTTAAAACTAACTGTTCAAACAACAGGTGAAAACTCAGGAACTTGGGGACAAATTACTAATACTAATTTATTAATTCTTGAGCAAGCAATTGGTGGTTATGGTGCATTCAATGTAACTGATGCATCTAGATCTTTAACATTTACCAATGGTGCTGTATCAAACGGTAAAGATCAAGTAATTAAATTAACAGGAACACTTGAAGCAAACGTAAATGTTACTATTCCTGATTCAGTAGAAAAAACTTATACTGTTCATAATACATGTAATCACGCTGGTTATACTTTAACTTTTAAAACTTCATCTGGAACAGGTGTACTTTTATGTGAAGGACATTCTTACACATTATATTCTGATGGAACTAATGTTGTAAAAGCAGGTGAACTTAAAAAATGGAGAGCAATTACTGCAGCTGAAACAGTTCAAGCGGGTGCTCAAATTTTAGCTAACACAAATGGTGGAGCGTTTACAATAACTCTACCAGCGTCACCAGCTTTAGGTGATCAAGTAAATTTTGTAGATCAAGGATATGATTTTCAAACTAACGCACTAACTGTTGGTAGAAACTCTTCTAATATAGCTAACGCAGCATCTGATCTTGTAATTAACACACAGGGTGCAGCTTTTGGATTAGTATATTCTGGAGATGCTACAACAGGATGGACTTACACGGAGAAATAATATGGCAACTAACGCAAACTGGACAGTAATATTCGATGATAAATTAGTAGTTAAAAATTATGCAGAAGGTGCTGAAGAAGGCATCGGCTACAAAATTGATGATGATGCTTTTTGGAGTGATTCTAAATTTGCAAATATTTGGGCTATTCAATATGGTACTTCTAACACTTCTGATGAAGTAGAACATAGAGACGAAACTCCTCATTGTAGTTATGCAGATGCAAACCTAGGGGACGTTAGTCAATTTAGTAATAGATGGGATGCAGCTCACTTAGCTCAATTACAATTAGAATGGGATAATGATACTTTACAAATTCAAGATGGAACTGATGCAGAAGGATCAGAAATTTTTAGAGATGAAACAGAAGCGGAGAAAATTGCTAGACTAGGCGCAAGACCTACATCATATTCTTCGTAGGAGAAAAAAATGGCAAATTACGAAGCGACTAAATATGATTATTCAGGTGCAAGCCTTGCTGGTATTGAAGGTATTCCTACAGCAACTATAGTTCCATGGACTACTGCTTCTGTCCCATCAGGATTTTTAGAATGTAATGGTGCAACAGTTTCAAGATCAACTTATTCAGCTTTATTTGCAATTGTAGGAACAACTTATGGAGCCGGAGATGGTTCTTCTACTTTTGCTCTTCCTGATTTAGCTGATAAATGTTGTGTAAGTAAATCTAACAATAAAGCTTTAGCATCAACAGGTGGTGCAGAAACAGTCGAATCAACAGGAAATGTTGGTGGATCAACAGCCAATGCAACTTTATCAACCTCACAACTTGCTTCCCATAGTCACCCGGATGCAATTGCTTCTGGTCCTGGTAGACACTTCAATGGTCCATCAGCAGCGTGGAATTTACAAGCTGGTGCTTCAGGTAATTCAAACAGTGGTAGTGCAGGTTCAGGTGATGGTCACTCTCATAACATGAGCGCTAATTTTGTAGGTGATGCAACATCAGTTGTACAACCTTATTTAACTATTATGTATATTATTAAAACTTAGGATAAATTATGTCAAATTACGAAGCAACTAAATACGATTTTGATGGAGCAAACCTTACAGGTGTTGAAGGAATTCCTACAGCAACTATAGTGCCATGGTCTTCTTCTTCAGTGCCAACAGGGTTTTTAGAGTGTGATGGTTCTGCAGTTTCAAGAAGTACTTACTCAGCTTTATTCGCAGTCGTAGGTACAACTTATGGAGTAGGAGATGGTTCATCTACTTTTAATGTACCAAATTTAGCTGACAATGTTGCAGTGGGTCACTCTAATAATAAAGCTGTAGGATCAACAGGTGGTGCTAATACTGTAGCTAAAACTGGAAACGTTGCAGGTTCAACAGCTAATGCATCTTTATCAACTCCACAACTTGCTTCCCATAGTCACCCTGGAGGTGTAAATTACAATTATGCATCGAGACAACACAATCAGGCGAATAATCCATACTTTAATGCACCTGCTGGTGATCAGTCAACAAATTCAGGTAATGCTGGTAGTGGTAATGCACACTCTCATAACATGAGTGCAAATTTTAGTGGTGATGCAACTTCAGTTTTACAACCATACTTAACTGTAATATATATTATAAAAACTTAGGATAAATTATGTCAAATTACGAAGCAACAAAATATGATTTCGACGGAGCTAATTTAACTGATATTGAAGGTATCCCTACAGCAACTATTATACCTTGGTCAGATTCTTCTATACCAACAGGATATTTAGAATGTGATGGTGCAGCTGTATCAAGATCAACTTACTCAGCTTTATTCGCAGTCGTAGGTACAACTTATGGAGCAGGAGATGGTTCTTCTACTTTTAACATACCAAATTTAGCTGACAATATACCTGTTGGTAAATCTAATAATAAAACTGTAGGATCAACAGGCGGTGCTAATACTGTGGCTGCAACTGGAAACGTTTCAGGTTCAACAGCTAATGCAACTTTATCAACCCCGCAACTTGCTTCTCATACTCATAGTGGAGCTAAAGGTGGTGATCCAGGAGTATATTCAAATGATAACTACGGTAGCTATATTAGAAGTGGAGCATCTCCCGGTAACATGGGTAATGCAGGTTCAGGTAATGGTCATTCTCACAATATGAGTGCGAACTTTAGTGGAGATGCAACGTCAGTTATACAACCTTATTTAACTATTATGTATATTATTAAAACTTAGTAATTTCATATTTAAAAGTTAATACCATTCTAAGATCATTATAATCTCTTCTAACATCTCTAGCGCAATGTTCTATACTTCCGTCAAAAACAACGACACGTCCTGGTTTTGGTATGACACTACGAATAATATCTCCGTCTTTATGAAAGACTGTTTCTCCTGCATTTTCTATATTCCAAGATTCATTTAAATAATACATAACAGTAATTCCTTGATCGGTGTCAGTATGAGATTCATGCACAGTACCATAAGGATTAGCGCTAGCATAGACCCTAGAAAGTTTTAAAAATTTATTTAGATTTAAATTTTTTAATATATTATTTGTTTGTAATTTATATTTTTTTTCTATTTTATTAGAGAAATTTAATTTATAATTAAATTTTCTCCATTTTTCATCATTACTGCCAGAACCTATAAAACTCCATTTTACAATGTCTCTAAAATAGAAATAACTTTCTAATACGTCTTTTCTATCAAAAATATTATCAATCACATTAATATAATCATTAGACATTATAACAGCCATATAAATTACATTTTCTTGTTGAGATAATATTAATTTCTCTGCTTTTTCACCTATTAATTTTTTAATTATATTTCTATCGGTTTCAATTTTATCTAAGTAAATACTATGAAATAAACCTGCAAAACATGTGTCTTCATCACAATTCCATTTTCTTAAAAGATTATATACATTTAGTAAATGTTGAAATTTTAAAGTTTTTTTACTTATTAGATAATTTATACATTTTAAATATTTATTCATTAAATTATCTCAACAACATCCAAGAAGTTAAAATATATTTTTCACCCGATAGCGGTGGATTACCTCTGTGTAAGTATGGAAACCCTGCAGGCCAAATAACTATTCTACCTTTTTTGGGTTTTACTCTTTTTGAAAAATGTAGAAATTCTGTTTCACCACCTTCTTCAACATCATTTAAATATATAGAAAATACAAAAGCTCTTGGTTCCATATCAAAACCTTGACCATGTTCAATATGCCAAACATGATAGCCTTCTGTAGGTAAAGTTTTTTGAATTTTTATACAAGTAAAATGAAAAGGTTTATCTGAATAAGCATGGTCAGCTCCTGTGTTATTAACATAATGATTCCAAGCTAAATCAAAATTTACCAGCATTGGTTTAAATGAGTCCCACCATAAATCTACATTATTTTTTCCTGCAAAAAATTGTTGATCTTGTTTCTTTAATATAGACGCTTTTTCAAAAGCTATTCTATTTACGGTCTGATTAAATTTATCTTGTTCTTCATAAAGTTTAATAGCTTTATTGCATTCTTGTTCAGGTATGTAATTATCATATACACCTATAAAATTATCTATATTAACTGTTTTTTGATCCACTGTAAATCTCCTTCCGATTTTGTGTTTTTTGTTATTTTAAAATAATTGTCATATCCATGATGTGAAAAATGTCCGTTTTTATCTACGTAATGAAAAAAAACTTGAGCCATACCACCACCATTATATACACCTGGTCTCCAATGTTTTTCAAAAACTCCGTTATACAAAATAGCATCTCCTTCATTTAATTCAAATTCTTTATTTTCAACAACAATAGGCCAGTTATCATATTTTTTAATACATGCAGTAATAGATATTTCACACGAAGGTCTGTCTAGATGTTGTTTTAAATTTGCGCCAAATATATAATATCTCCAATATGCATAAGTTGGAATTAGATTTAAGTTAGATTTTTTTTCTACTAGAGGTAATTTAATATCCAAAAAAGAAGTCATTAATGGATCTTCATACCATGCGGGAGAAAAAGATTGACCATCTAATTGATAGTCTTTATTTAAATCTAATTTATTAAGACAATATTTTTGAAGAATACTTAATTCTTCTTTATTAAAAAATTTTTTAATTATTCTAGCCATGCAACTATACTATACCTTGTTCCTTTTGTAATGGGTTCTATACAATGTGGATACATAAAATTACTTGGAAAAAATACAATAGAACCTTTATCGAGTTTTAATCTTTTAATTTCTTTTTCTTTTTGATCTGCAAAAATTAAATCTCCCCCTTCATAATCATTATTTAAGTTAATTATAATACTTAAATTTCTATGCAAACCTGTAGAACTATCTGTGTGGAAATTATACTTTCCACCAGCGCCATACTTCAATAAATCTATTTGATTTAATTTATAACTATGAATTTTTGGAAATTTAATTTTGTAAAAACTATAGAGTCTTTCTATTTCTTGTTTTATAAAATTCCAATAAAAAAGGTCTGTAGGATATTTTTTAATATTTAAATGATAACCTTTTACGTTTCTTATTTGTTTATTTAATCCACCTTTTGTATCCATATTTTTTTTAGCTTTATGTTTTATAAAAGTTGTCAATCTATCTATAAATTCTTTATTTATAATGTTTTTTAATTCAACAACTGCTTCTAAATGATCTTTCATTTTAAAACTCATATTCTTGTATAAACAAAGTTGCAGTGTATCTTTTTAAAATTTGTAAATCACTTTTGTGTGCACAATGCATATGATCAGAAGGGAATAAAACTGCTCTATTTGGTCTAAACCCCACATGAATATCTAACTCGTTTTCTGTAAAAAAACAAGTACCTGTTGTAACACCAATTGGACCATCCAACATAACTAAAACATTAAATTTTATACCCTCAATATTATCTACATGCGGTTGAAATATTTCCATATTTCTTAAATCAATACCACAAAACGGATATATTTTTTTAATTTTAAAACTGAATTTTTTTTCAGCTTGTTTAATGAAGATATTAAGAAGTTTTTTATCTTCGTTTAATATAAACCTATTTCCATAAAAAGTTTCTTTTGTTTTTTCTGTAGTACCTTTAAAATATTGTGGAGTAAAAACTAAATTTTTTTTAATATGATTAACAATTTTATTTAGTTTTTTTTCTTCAAAAAAGTTATCAATTATTTTTATCATTCAGCGTTATATCCTATTACATAACTTATGGATGTTCTCCAATAAGGTATCTTTTTTATTTCTTGCGATTTATGTCTTTTATTTGAATCAAATAATATGAAATCTCCAGGTGAGTATTTAAAAATTTTACCTTCAATATTTAATTCTCCTCCCCATTCTTCTGCCCATTGAGGTGTTAAAAAACCGACAATACTATAAGAATTTTTAGTGTCATTATGAAACTCCGTGTAGTGATTATCATTTTGAGCATTTAAAGCTATTCTTTTAATTTTTTTAGGTAAAATAAAATTATGTTGTTCTTTTAGTTTTTGATTTATTCTATCAAATAAACAATTAAAATACCCTATCCAATAAGGATGATCATATTTTATTTCACTATTTTCTAAAAAAGTTACACCTGGAAAAGAACCTCCTAGTTTTTCTTTTGTGGAAATTCTATTGAGAGCCCATATACTTTGACTAATAAGACCTTGATATAACTCAAAAGAATCTTCTAACGTTATTACGTTTTTTATTACCTTTATCATTATCGTACTTTCATTTTCTATATTTATAAGATATAAACCATTATATGCTGCAAAAATTAAATTTCAAGCCTGGTTTTAACAAGATGGTCACAGATTCAGGAGGAGAATCTCAGTGGGTTGATGGTGATTTTGTTAGATTTAGATATGGACTACCTGAAAAAATAGGTGGTTGGAGTCAACTTACAAATTCTAATAATACTTTACCTGGAGTAGCAAGAGCACAACATGCTTTTATAAGTATTGCAGGTGAAAAATATGTAGCAATAGGAACTTCACAAGGTTTGTTTTTATATTACAATGAAGAATTTTTTGATATCTCTCCTTTAGATAATGATGTTATTACTGGAGCTACCTTTGATGCAACGACAGGTTCTTCTACAGTCACTGTTAACAAAAATGGTCATGGTTTATTAGCTGGAAGATACGTAACATTTTCATCTGTTACTGTTCCAACAGGTTCAGGTTATTCAATAACTGATTTTACAAATAATACATTTGAAGTACAATCAGCTAATTTAGGAGTAAATAGTTTTGAAATTATTATGCCATCTAATTCAGCTGGATCTACATCCGGCACCGGTTCAGCACAAATTAATCCATATGAAATAGTAGGTCCAACTTTTCAAACTCCAGGTTTAGGTTGGGGTACAAATACGTGGGGTTCAAGTACGTGGGGAACTGCTAGTGCGACCAGTGACGTAGTTCTGGATCCAGGAAACTGGAGTCTTGATAACTATGGTCAAGTTCTTGTTGCAACAATTAGAGATGGTAAAACATTTACTTGGAATGCAGGTGCAGCAAACCCAAGAACTGTTAGAGCATCTACAAGTACATCTGGTGCTTCAACTTCAAATAATCCAACAGCGTCAAGACTAACTCAAGTCTCTGACAAAGATAGACATTTATTTCATTTTGGAACCGAAACAACAATTGGTAATGCATTAACTCAAGATCCAATGTTTATAAGATTTTCTAATCAAGAAGATTTAAATGATTATACACCTACCGCTGTTAATACTGCAGGTACATTTAGATTAGATAAAGGCAATAAAATAGTTGGAGCGGTATCAGGTAAAGATTATACTTTAGTTTTAACAGATAGCGCTGCTTATGTAATTCAATTTGTTGGCCCACCTTTTACATTTAGTATTAGACAGGTTGGTTCTAACTGTGGATTAATTTCACAACACGCATTAACTTATTCTGATGGTAAAGTATTTTGGATGTCAGGAGAAGGTGGTTTCTTTGTATATGATGGTACAGTAAAATCTCTACCTTGTTTAGTTGAAGACTTTGTATTTAATACAAATGGTGATGATTTAGGTATAAATTTTGGTGCAACAGAAACAATTTATGCAGAACACAATACACTCTATAGTGAAGTAAATTGGTTTTATCCAAAATCTGGATCACAACAAATTGATAGATGTGTTACATATAACTATGGGGAAAATGTTTGGACAACTTCATCACTAGCTAGAACTACATACGTTGACACTGGAGTTTTTGATGCACCTTATGCAACAGAATACGATTCGACTTCTTTACCTAATTTTCCAATTCAAGGTATTACAGCAACTTATGGTGCAACTATATACTATGCTCATGAAGTTGGAACAGATCAAGTTAATAGCTCAGGTACAACAGCTATTCCTGCATTTATTCAATCTGGAGATTTTGATATTACACAAGTTAGAACTAGACAAGGTCAAGCAACAGGTGCTGTTAACTATAGAGGAGACGGAGAGTTCTTTATGTCAGTAAAAAGATTTATACCTGACTTTAAAGTTCTTACAGGTAATTCAAAAATTACATTATTATTAAACAACTATCCAAATAATACTGCATCTAGCTCACCTTTAGGTCCATTTACAATTACGTCTTCTACTGATAAAATAGACACTAGAGCAAGAGGAAGACTTGTAGCATTGAAAATAGAAAATGATAGCACTGGAGAGACTTGGAGATATGGAACTTTAAGACTTGATGCTCAACCAGATGGGAGAAGATAATGGCAAAAGTAGTAGTTAGTATACCAGAACCTCAACAAGAATATGATGTATCTAATCAAAGACAAATTTTAGAAGCTCTTGACACTTTAAAAAATCAACTTAATTTTTCTTTTCAACAAGATTTAAAAAATGAAGAAGATGCAAAGGAGTGGTTTTTAGGTGGCTAATTTTTTTAAAAGCACAACATTTAATTTAACAACAGCTAATTTAACAACAGCTTTAACTATTTCTACATCTGCTATTGCAATTGTTAAATCTGTACAAGCGAGTCATGCAACAGCTAGTAATGTTGATGTAGATTTATATTTAAAAAAATCAGGTGGCTCTGATGTTGAAATATCACATGTTCAATTAAATAAATCTTCTGAAAACTTAGCTAAGAATGTAATTAATTTAGAAGGTGGAGACGTATTAAAAATACAAGCAAATGCAGCGAATGAAATCACTGGACAAATTAGTTATCTTTTGATAGATAGATCACAGGAGAACGGATAATGTCACACGAAGATTTATTAAAAATAGATTGCACTACAACAGTAGTATTAAGAAACACTAGAACAAATAAAATATATAAAGATGAAGCAGAGAAAGAAGCTGATATTGCAGACCCCAATACTGAAACAGCAGCAGAACATATTGCTCAAGACTTAACAGTACAGGTATCACCGAAAGGACTAAACGTTTTACAGAAAGTTATGAATCAAAATAATGGCAAACCAAAACCCTAGAGGCGGGACAGAGTTACAATTTGAATATTTAAGAAAGCATGTAGAACCTAGCTTACTTAATCAAGTAGAAATTTGTACATCAGTTCCAGGTAAAATACCTCTGCATCCAACTAAGCTAAATATTCTTTGGCAAAAAAATTCTTGGGATCAACCTAATTTACAACCCTGGTTTAGTGATAAATTAAATCATGATAAATATGACTGGTATGTATTTAATTCACATTGGAACTTTGAACAGTTTACAAAAAGATTTGATTTACCAAGAGAAAAATGTGCAGTTATTAAAAACGGTATTGAAGAAGTACAACCTATTGCAACACAATATAAAAAAGGTGATCCTATAAAAATAGTACATCATTGCACACCTTGGAGAGGTTTATCTGTATTATTAGGTGCTATGCAATTAGTTGAAAATTCATTAATTAGTTTAGATGTTTATTCTTCTTGTGAAGTATATGGAAAAGATTTTGCAGAAGCTAATGACAAATCATATGAAGCTTTATATGAACAAGCAAGACACTTACCTAATGTAAATTACATTGGTTATAAACCAAATGAATATATAAAAGAAAATTTAAAAGATTATAGAATGTTTGTATATCCAAGTATTTGGGAAGAGACATCTTGTATATCATTATTAGAATCTATGTCAGCCGGTCTATATTGTATTACAACTAACTTCGGTGCTATATATGAAACAGGTGCAGAGTTTCCAATGTATGTGCCTTACTCTAATGACTATAAAAGTTTAGCTAGAAAGTTTGCTGCAGCTATAGAGGCTTCTGCAGATATGCTTCATGATTCAGGCATCCAGGATCATTTAAAGATGCAACAAAATTATGTAAATAGATTTTATGACTGGAAAGTAAAAGGACAAGCATGGACAAGATTTTTGAGAGGAGCACTAGATGCAAAATAATGAACCTATATGGTTTTCTGAAAAGAAGAAAACAAACGCTAATGAAGATACTTATCAAACTGAGAAAATAGAACAGGTAAACTCAAATGTTAAAACTATCAACTTAGGAAATATTACAGATGAACCAAAAGCAAAGATAATGGTTTGTACACCTTGTCATAGTGAAGTGTCTATGCATTACACACAAGCTGTTTTAAAGTTTCAATTAGATTGTGCGCAACAAGGTATACTAGTTAGTTTCACATTACTTAAATCATCATTAGTTACACAAGGTAGAAACTTATGTGTAGCAGAGTTTTTAAATCATAAAGATCATTACGATTACTTATTATTTATAGACTCGGATATAGATTTTAATTCTAACACTATATATAAAATGATAGGTGCAGATAAAGATATTATCTCCTGTCCATATCCAATGAAAACATTTGATACAGATAAAATGTGGAGAAAGATTAAAGAAACTAATTTAGTCAATACACCTGATGATATATTAAAAGGAGGTCATGTATTTCCAATTAAGATGGACAATCCAAATGAAATGACTATGGAGAATGGAGTCATAAAAGTAACTCATGCTCCTACAGGATGTATGTTAATTAAAAGACATGTTATTGAGAAGATGATAAAGAATCATCCAGAATTAGAAATATATCAACCAACAGTTATTAATGGTAAAGAAGTTAAAAAAGAAAACTTTTATAACTTATTTGATACCTTACATGATGTAGAGACTAAAAGATATTTTGGTGAAGATTTTGGTTTTTGTCAAAGATGGACAGATATGGGTGGAGAAATATATATTTATGCTATGGATAACATAACCCATGTTGGAGACCATCAATACTGTGGTAGATTTTTTGATCTATTAGAGCAAGCAAAACCTGTTGACGATAACGAAAAAATCAAATAAAGTATTATATTTACAGGATTCTACGCCTGCTCAACAGTATAAATATATTTAAATTATGGCGATATCACGAGGATTACAACCCAGACAATTAAGAGAGAACGGTGGAATAATGCAAGCTGTTCCAAGACAAGGATATTTTTTAGGTAAACTTGTTAAGAGTGTTAAAAAAGGTGTTAAAGGTTTAGCTAAAGGAGTTAAGAAATTTGCTAAATCTGATTTAGGTAAAGTTGCATTACTAGCCGGTAGTGCTTATTTTGCTCCTACTCTTTTTGGTAAATCTGCAGGTTTTGGTAATTTTGGAAATCTAGTTAAAGGTGGTATAACAAATCTAGGTTCCAAATTAGGATTTGGAGCAACAGGACCAGGAGCTGCAATGTCAAATTCGTTTGGCATGGCTAAAAAAGGTAATGTGTTTAGTAAATTTTTTGGTGGCCCAGCAACTTTAGGTAAAACTTTAGCAGTACAAGGTGCGGGAACTTTAATAGGTGGTTTAATGGCTAAAGCACAAGAAGGAGATGAAGAGGCAGTTGCAGCAACTAGAGATGTAGATGCATTAAGAAGTTACTTAACAAAAGGTGCAAGAAATTTAGGATACTCTGAATCTGAAATTAATAAAATAGTAGAAGACAATGTTGCTGAATACACATCAGCAGCCGGTGGATATGCAGAAGGTGGTAGAGTAAATTATTCAATGGGAAGTCCAGAACAAAATGCTGTAAGAGCAGCAGGCATTATGAATCTACCATTAAATCAAAATCCCGCAGGAGTAACTGAATTAGACCTTAGAGAAACAGGTGGATTTATTCCTCCAGTTGGTGTAAAAGAAAAGGCAGATGACATCCCTGCGATGTTAGCCAATAATGAATTTGTATTTACAGCAGATGCTGTAAGAGGAATGGGTGACGGTGACGTTAACAAAGGAGCACAACGTATGTATGATATGAT